GCCAACCTCCACCGAGACGCCAATGCGTCGAAAATCGAGCCCCTGGGCGCCGATAAGGACTCCACCGACGGTCTGAACCCCCAAATCGTCATCGTGGACGAGGCGCACGCGATGAAAAACCGGGGAATGATCGACGTGATGGAGACGGCGACAGGTGCGCGCCGCCAACCGCTCGTCTTCTGGATCACCACGGCGGGCTCGGACCCGGTGACGCCGTGCGGCGATCAGCACCACTACGCCTGCCAGGTCCTCGAAGGCGTGCTTCGCGACGAGACGATGTTCGCGTTCATCGCGCACGCGGACCTCGACGACAACGCGTTCGAGGAGTCGACCTGGCGGAAGGCGAACCCGAATTACGACATTTCGGTGAAACCGGACGATTTGCGGGCGCTGGCGCGAAAAGCGCGGGCGATGCCGTCGGCGGCCGCGGCCTTCAAACAGAAGCGCTGCAACATTTGGGTGAACGCCGACTCGCCCTGGCTGTCGCTCGAGGGCTGGCGCCAGGGCCAGAGCACCTGGTCGATCGACGAGCTGCTCGGCGAGGAGTGCTACGTCGGGATCGACCTCTCCTCGAAAATCGACCTGACGGCGATTGTCGCGCTGTTTCCGCCGACGGACACGCGGGAGCGCTGGCGGCTGCTGTGTTGGGGCCTGACGCCGAAGGACACGCTCGAGGATCGCGAGCACCGCGATCGCGCGCCCTACGGCCTGTGGGTCGAGCGGGGCTATCTGCTGACCAATCCCGGCAATCAGATCGATCAGGACGAGGTGCGGCGCATCGTGAACGACCTGGTGGCGGGACCGTTCCACGTGCAACAAATCGGGATCGACCCGTGGAACGCCGGCAACCTGCGCAAGCACCTGGAGGACGACGGCCTGATGGTGATGGAGATCCCGCAGAATCTCCCGCAGATGAGCGCGACGTGCAAAGACTTCGAAGCGGACGTGCTCGACGGCCTGGTCGACGCCAACCACAACGAGCTCGTCCAGTGGTCGATCCGCAACACGGTGGTCGTACGCGACAACAAAGACAACATCTACCCGAGTAAGAAGCGCAGTCGAGGTCGCATCGACCCGACCGTCGCCGCACTGCTCGCGCGGAAGGTCTACACGGTGAGCATCGGCACGCCGGCTGAGGACCCGGATCTGATGACGGCGTAAGAGATTCCGGGTTAGGCTAGCGTCCTCGGGCACGAGTACGACTCTCACGAGTGCGCCTCACAAGCTGCGATGTCGCGCCCGGCGGCGTCCGATGGCGACGGGTCGGACCTGGGAACTTCGACACGAGCCCTCCACGAAGCTTTGGAGGCAAATCATGGATTATCAGCTGTACCTGCAATCGGATCACTGGCGGCGAATGCGCGCCGCGGCCCTCGCGTGGTCCGGCGAGTGCGCGCTCTGCGCGTCGCACCGGCATCTAGAAGTGCATCATCGCCGGTACGATCGTCTGTGGCGTGAACGGTTGACCGACCTGGTGGTGCTGTGCAGCCGCTGCCATCGCCGGCATCATGCGACGCTCGAGGAAGCGCCAGAACAGCTCGTCCTGCCACTGGCCGCCTGACACAACCGCGCGGTCGAGTGTGCACGTGAGGTGCTACACTCGACCGCCGTACGGACACGTCAGCACATGTCAGTACCCAAGCCCACGGGGCGCCCTCCGCTCGATAGCGCGGATCCTTCCGTTCCGGTCCACCTGAAATTGCCGTCGAAGCAGTACGACGCCGCGTACACCCGCGCCAGCGCTGCCGGCGTCTCCGTCCCCGAGATCCTGCGCCGCGACCTGCGCCGGGCGCGGGACGACGACGACGATTTAGAAACCTAAACTCGCCAGGCGGCCGGCCTCAGCCGCACACTCCCCAATCACGATGCGCTGGTGGTGGGAACCGCCCTGCCTGCTGCGCGTGGTCATCGTCAACCTGCGCAGCGACGACCGCGAAGCGATCCGGGGCGTGCTGTGGTCCATGCGCGGACCCTGGCTCACGGTGCGGCAGGCGACGCTGCTGCGCGAGGGCAGCGCGGACGCCACCACCGTAGACGGCGAGATCATCGTGCACCGCGACAACATCGCATTTCTGCAAGTCGTGCCCTGATGGCGATTGTTCAGAGCTTCGGCGCGGTGCGCGGCCCTCGGCCGCAAAATACGCGCGAGCCCGCCTACGGCGCGACCACGTGGGCGCTCACGCAGCCGTCCTTCTCGACCTACGCCGCGATCTATCGCACCCAACCGAATGTGCGGACCGTCGTGGACTTCCTGGCGCGCAACACCGCGCAGCTCGGCGTCCACGTCTTCCGCCGCCTGTCCGACACGGATCGCCAGCGACTCGTCGATCACGAGCTCGCGCAGTGGCTCAAGCACCCGAACCCCGCCACGACGCAGTACCGCCTGATCGAGAGCCTGATGCAGGACCTCGGCATCTACTACACGGCGTACTGGCTAAAGATTCGGGGCGACAAGGCGCTCGGGCTGTTGCGCCTGCCGCCGGAAACCGTCGAGGTCTACGGCTGGTTGATGCCGCAAGGCTTCGTGTGGACCAGGCCCGACGGCACGCGCGTCCCGCTGGCGCCGAGCGAGGTCGTCTATTTCTACGGCTACGACCCCCTCAATCCGATCACCGGCCTCTCGCCGCTCGAGACGCTGCGCCGCGTGCTCGCCGAGGAGTGCGCGTCGACCGCGTACCGCGAAGCCTACTGGAAGAACGCCGCGCGCCTCGAAGGCGTGATCGAGCGCCCGCTCGCGGCGCCGCGCTGGAACGCCGACCAGAAGCAGACCTGGCGCGAGCAATGGCAGAACCGGTTCGCCGGCCCCGGCAAAGCCGGCCAGGTCGCGGTGCTCGAGGACGGGATGACGTTCAAGCCCACGTCGTTCTCGGCGCGCGAGTCTGAGTTCACCGCCGCCCGCAAGCTCACGCGCGAGGAAGTCGCGGCCGAGTACCACATTCCGCTGCCGATGGTCGGCATTCTTGACCACGCCACGTTCTCGAACATCAAAGAGCAGCACAAGCAGCTCTATCAAGATTGCCTCGGGCCCTGGCTCAGGAACCTGCAAGACGAGTTCGAACGCCAGATCCTCCCGGACTGCGACGATCAGAAGAACGTCTACACCGAGTTCAACATCGCCGAGAAGCTGAAGGGCTCGTTCGAGGAACAAGGCGCCACGCTGCAGACGCTGTGCGGCCGACCCATCATGACGGGCAACGAAGGCCGCGCCCGCCTGAACCTCCCCTCGATGAAGGACGACCCAACGATGGACGAAGTGGTGTTCTCGCTGAACACCGCCTCGCCGAACCAGCCGGGGACGAAAGAAGCGCCGCAGCCGCTCCCGCCCGCGAAGTCCGCGGCGCTCACGTTGATCCCGAAGGAGCCGAAGGAGATCGGACATGGCTAAGGCGCACGCGATTGACCGCGTTCTCAGCGCGGCTCTGTATCCCTGGGCGATTACCGCGCCGATGTTGAGCGTGGTCGCCCAGATTCTCGGCCATCGGCTCATCGGGGACGCCCTGGACGTGTCCGCGCTCGAGAAACGGACGATCCAGCCGCCCACGAGCGGAACCGGCGTCGCGGTCATCCCGATTCACGGCGTGATCGCGCCGCGCATGAACCTGGTGAGCGAGATCAGCGGGGGCGCGACCTACGAAGGCGCGGGCGTGGCGCTCGAGGAGGCGATGGGCCGCCGGGATATCGGCACGATCGTCCTCGACATCGACTCGCCGGGCGGATCGGTCCTCGGGGCGACCGAGTTTGCCGGCAAGCTGCGCGCCGCCCGCGACGTGAAACCGATCATCGCGCACGCCAACTTCGAGATGTGCTCGGCCGCGTACTGGCTGGCGGCCAATGCGACCGAGATTGTGGCGTCGCCGTCGGCCGTCGTCGGCTCGATCGGCGTCTTCAGCATCCACGAGGACCTCTCGAAAGCGCTCGAGCAGCTCGGCGTGAAGCTCACCTACATCTCCGCCGGCAAGTTCAAAGTCGACGGGAACGAAGCGGAACCCCTGAGCGAGTCGGCGCGCGCCCATCTCCAAGCCGCCGTCGACAACTTCTACTCCGCGTTTGTCGGGGATGTCGCGCAGGGGCGCGGGATCACCCAGGAGGCCATCCGTACCGGCTACGGCCAAGGAACCAGCGTCACCGCCGCTGCGGCGCTCGCGCTCGGCATGGTCGATTCGATCGCGACGTTCGAAGACACGGTAGCGCGCGTGCTCCCGAGCAGCACGCCTGCGTTGGCGCAATCTGACGCTCCCCCCGTCTCGCTGCAACGTGCAGCCCAGGCGCGCAGGGCCCAGCAGGCGCTTATGACGCTCGGCCTGTGACGCGAGGAGTAAATGTCATGTTGAACATCGTTCAGCTCGAACGCGACCGTGCAGCCAAAGTCGCCGAAGGCCGCGCGCTGATTGCGGCCGCGATGGAAACGTCCGAGGCCGAAAACCGCGCCTGGACGAAGGAGGAGGAAGACGCGATCGACGCGATCTCGAAACAAGGCCTGGAGATCGACGGGAAGATCGCCCGCCTGAAGGGCCAGGACGCCATGCTCGAACAGTTCGAGCGGCTGGCCGGCAGCGGGAAGACGCCGGCGGCCGCGGCCGCGCGCGTGGATCGCCGCAGCATGGGTGAGCAGTTCGTCCAGGCCGAGCAGTACGACTTCTTCAAGAAGCAAGAGCACCGCACGTCCGCGACCTGGCGATCGCCGAGTGTGGAACTGTTCGACCATCACGGCCTGCACGCCACGACGCTGACCACGGATCCGGCGAGCGGCGGGGATTTGATCATCCCCGAGTACCGCC